TTCTGTACTAAGAAAGGAAGTTCGGGTGCAAAATGTATCCTTAGAAACGGAACAACTACATCAGGAACAGCAGAATTTACTATATTTGGAGAAATAGAAGGAAACTATCAAAACATACATAGAAGATTTGAATCTGGTATTTTTGCTGATATTACTGGGTCAGCAGAATGGACAGTAGTGTTCAAATAGAAAACTTAAATACAAAACAACTATATTTTATATATGGCAACAACGTACTGTAGTGCAGAAGATGTAGCTGATTATCTCAGAATACCCATAACTGCAACAACTGTTCCAAATAAGACTCAGGTTGAAAAAATCATCAACAGGAAGGAGGAAGAGGTTGAACGAAGAATGGGTCATGCTTGGAGATCAAAGCAGATAACAGGTGAAAGGCACGATTTACCACTACTTTATACGTTCGGATGGGGTACACCTTTATTCTTACAACATAGAAACATTTATGAACTTAGTGCTGCTGAGGGTGACAAGATAGAAATATGGCAGGGGTCTTCTTCAGAATGGGAGAATATTTTAGGAAGTGGTCAATGGTATGATATGGAATATGAGTATGGCAGATTATTCCTTAGAGGTTTTATATTTTCAATTTTAAGAAAGAATAGATGTAGAGTTACATACAGATACGGTGGTGAACAATTTGCAGGTGATACAGATGTACCACTAGACATAGCAGACTGTGTAATAAAAATGACTTCAATAGAATTATTAAATACAAGTTTCAGAATGGACGAACTCCCAACTGGTGGCATGACAAATGTATCTGAATCCAAGAGAAAGTGGGAGGAAGATATTGAGAAGTGTATCGACAATAGAAGGGAAGTGTTCGTCATACCATGACCGTTAAAAACTTTGATTACGGTAATCTGGAAGACCATTACGGAACAATAGCAGCGAAGCTATTAAGAAGCCGTGGATTTAAGGCGAGAAAACATAAAGGTCAAGTTAAAGTTGTAGTACCAAAAGGTATCGGAAATATTAAGATACAGAAAGCAGATAACTTAATGTCATTGATAAAACGTGTAGAGGGAATGTTTATGCCTAAAGAAAATATATACGAAGAACCACCAGATACAGCAATAATAAATAAAAGTGGTCAGTTTCCAGAAGAAAAATTACCAGAGGATTGGTCGAGATTCATATTACCAGCAACAGTAAAACCTAATATAGACAGGATAAAGTCTTGGGTTAAACAGAAAAAGTTTGCTGGAAAAACTAATGAAGACCTGTTAGAAGAATACAACGAATTAAAAGGCAGGGAGCAAGATACAAGATTGTCGGCACAGCAAAAGAAAGATTTGATAGACTCAATAGCGTTTAAAATCTCAAGAAAGATATGGTATGTTGGGAGAAGACCTTCAGAATTAACAGATTGGGAATGGAATGAGATGACCAAGAGAATGAGACCTAGAAAAGGCTCATACAGTAGAAATGAAAAGTGGAGGACTAACATGAAATTTCCTTACACACAGGCATATATTTACACGAGTGGTAGATAATGGGAACAGCAATCTATGATGCAGCAGATACAGTAGTATCATTACTTAGAGATAATTGGACTTCTGGTAGACTTCCAAATGTACAAAAGGCTTGGACTAAAAGAAGCGTAGGTTTCGGAGACAGAAGAAGTCCACAGATAATACTCACACCGAAGACAGAGAATGTACAATACTTTGGACTTTATGGAAGTGATTTCTGGCATGATGTAACCTTGGATTTGGACATTAGATCATATCAAAACGATATAAGACATAACAATATAGTAAAAGAAGTCAACAAGATTATAAAGGCTAAAATACGTGGTGTAGATGATTATACAGATATTAGGATAATAGCATCATACTCTAGAAGCCATTATATGCGTAATATGTTCAATCATATAGTCACCGTATCCCTGAGAAAACTAAATCCTTCATAAGTAATCTTTAAATACAAACAAACACCATCAGTTATATGGTACGAACTGGTGCATATGCATATGTCAAATATGGTTACGAATCGACTTTTGGTGGAACTGCCTCAGCAATTACAAAGTCATTTGGTCTCAAGACAGCCATTACTGGTCTCACTCTTGGTACAAATAGACAACAACTTTACAAACTGGGTCAAGTAGAACCACATAAATACTTTTACGGACAGCAAACAGGCACATTAGGATTAGACTTTGTTTTGTCTGATACAACTTCGGGCGATGTTTTTAAGGCTATTTACGGAGTTCCTTCTGGATCTGGAACTGGAGCATCAAAT